GAAGTGCTACTGTAGAAATAAATAACATTGGGGTTGTACTATCAAGAACTAATTGTTAATATAATAAAATTATGGGATTTAAAAACAATACTATAGAATATGGTTTTGGTCAAATGGGATCAATACTTATTTGTACTTACACCAACGCTGTTACAGCTAGAGATGTTAATAATAGTGTATTTAAAGATCGTAATGCTGTTTTTGTTGCTATACAATTTGTTGAAGATACAGTTTTTGATACGGCTGGCCTAGTATCAGAAGATGATACTATATATATTAACTCATCAGCTGGCTCAACAGGTATAGACGCCGACGGTGGTTCTTCAACTGATAGTGTTACTTTTCCGAAGGGATTAACAATATACGGCAGATGGACTAGTATACAGTTAGATAGTGGTAAAGCAATTGCTTATATAGGATACTAATGTTAGGTTTATCAAGTGGATTAATATATTCTAGTTATTTAACTGGCATAAGTAATCCAACGGATATTAGTAATTTAATAGGTTGGTGGGATTTTACAGATAATACTAATGGTAATTTATCAAACTCGCATTCGAGTGCATCAGCACCTAGTAATGGCGATGGAATAAATAGAATTAAAAATAAAGCATACCACAACCAAGGTAATACAACTACAGCAATAGGTGAGTCTTTATACTCTCCAAATGTTTTTACAGGTGCAACAAATGCATTGGCACCAGAGTTTGTGTCTGGTAGCTCTGATACCACTAATAGACCTCCAGCAGAATCTGCTAGCAATCCAATATCTTATGCGTTATTTAACACAAGAACAGGACCGGATCTTGGTAATGGAACAGATTATTTTCCATATATGAGGTGTAGATATAATATTTACCAAGGCGAAAGTAACACTGATATTTTGGGTACTGTTCAAAGCACTAGTGACCTACATACGAATCTGTCAACATCAGCAATAAGCATGGCAGCTCATACAGTTTTTACTGTAGAAAGAAGAGTTACCAACTTAGATACAAGCGGTGGAACTGGATTATATCAAGGTGCTGTTTGGTCGATGCAAGGTTATGATCCCCAGTATAGTTCTGGCGGATTTGCAGATCTTGTTTTTGGTAGAGGTTTTTGGGCAGATAATACGTTTACACATTTTAATGACCACATAGATTTTGGATCTGGTGGGTTAGGCAATAGTACTATGTATGATCTTTTTGCTGATAGTGCAAATCCTACTACCTCTGAACGAAGACAATGGAGACCTCACGGCCTCGATACAGATAGTGATTTTGATTCTGGAGATTTTACTAATCTAATAACCAATGATAATAAGTTTGCTATATGGACAACTATCGTTAATGGTGAAAGCGCAACAACAACATCAGAACCTTTTTTAAGAGGCGGTAGAATGTATAGAAATTACAATACAGCTAAAGGTATAGATGCTGATTCATTTATTTCAGTGTCAAACACACTAGATGATACTCAAGACTCAGGGGCTAGACACGAGTATAACACAGGGACTAAATTTAACAAACTAAACTTAGGTATGTCAGATGCTACTCCAACTGTTACACTATCAACACCACTAGAGTTTTCTTTAGGTAAAATACCTAGTATGGGCACGACAGGTTTATACAACTCGTCTCTAGGTAAAATGCCAGGACCTACTAACGAAGTACACCAACCTGGTGATTCAGGTGTAGGTAGTAGAGGTTTTTCTAGAGGAACAGCAATTTACGAAATACTCTTCTACAATAAAGTTTTAAGCGTAGGAGAGATAGCAGGGGTTGAAAACTATTTAAAAAATAAATATGGAGATCCAGAAAATTTATACTAATTAATAATTAAATAAAATAAAATAAAATGGCAAAAGAAAAAACAATTGATTTAAAGAAAAAAGTAGAAAAAATATCAGAAGAACATCTTAAAGATTTACAAAATGTTGTTAGTAATGTAAATAACTTACAATTTCAAATAGGTAAGATGGAAGCTAGAAAACACAACCTATTACACGAATTAGTATTGGGACAAGACACTATAGTAAAGTTACAAGAATTGTTTTCAAAAGAATATGGCTCTTATGATATCAATGTTACAGACGGTACAATCAATTGGGAAAAGGATGAAGAATAATATTATTAGAAAAATTACCATAGGTAAAGATTACAAAAACGATTCGATGCATTATGCTGTAGACCAAGAGGTCTACGGCGGGCATCAAATCTGCGATATAATAGAAGAAGAAGATAAATACTGTATTTATATTAAGAAGAAAAACGTGGTTATACCTTGGAAGGATTTTAACAAAAATATGGCTATATCAGTTGAGTATAATTTAGAGTATTAATGAAAGCTTATAAAGATTATATTGTAACACCTATTGGTAAAAGATATAATAATTCTACAAGTGTTGATGATAAAGAATTAATACTTAATACTGAAATATTTAATCATCAGTATACCAATAGATTAGCAAAAGTTATCGCTACTCCACTATTATTTCAATCACCTATTAAATTAGGTGATGAAGTAATAGTACATCACAATATCTTTAGGAGATGGCACGATGTAAAAGGTAGAGAGAAGAATAGTAGATCTTACTGGAAAGAAAATAAATATCTAATTACTGGAGATCAAATATACCTTTACAAAAGAAAAGACTGGATAGCTATGCCAGGATATAGCTTTGTGCAACCTATAAAATCAAATAATAAATTATCTGTAGACACAGAGCAACCACTAACAGGTATTATTAAATATACAGATGGAACTTTTAATACTAACACTTTAGTTGGGTTTAGACCTGGTAGTGAATACGAGTTTGTAATTGAAGGTAAAAGATTATATAGGGTTTTAAATAAATTTATTACAATTAAATATGAATATCAAGGAAACGAAGAAGAATATAATCCAAGCTGGGCACAAAGCGGTTGAAGAACTAATTAAGGTTGCTAGAGAAGAAATAGTTGATTCAGACGAAGATATATCAGCTGATAGATTAAAGAACGCGGCTGCTACAAAGAAGCTAGCTATATTTGATGCTTTTGAAATACTTAACCGTATACACGAGGAAGAAAACATGCTTGATGGTAAAGTTGAAGAAAAAAAAGAAACCGCATTTAAAGGTTTTGCAGAAGGTAGATCAAAATGAGTTACAATCAAGAGTTATACAAGGTAGTAGAGCCAATAAAGCTTAACACTTTAAAAAGATTAAATAAATCTAAAAAGTGGAAGTATGGTTACAACAAAGAAAACGATATAGTTGTAATATCAAAAACTGGTATGGTTGGTGAAGTTATAGAAATACAAGGCTTAAAAATAGCTCTACCTAAACAACCTAGTAATATATACAGCTGTAGTAAAGTTAAATCAGAACAAAAGTGGAAACAATTTCCAGCTAAAACTGAATTTAAAAAAATTAAAACAGTATTTGATTGGCAGGAGTATCCTATTGAATTTAAAGAAGAACACTACAGTTATATAGACGAAGAGTTTAAAAGAAGAGAAGAAGGTTTTTGGTTTATGAATAATGGTGAACCAACTTACATAACTGGCACACACTATATGTATTTACAATGGAGTAAAATAGATGTGGGTGCGCCAGACTATAGAGAAGCAAATAAATTATTTTTTATATTCTGGGAAGCGTGCAAAGCTGATAGTAGAAGTTATGGTATGTGTTACTTAAAAAATAGACGATCAGGTTTTTCATTTATGAGTTCTTCAGAAACAGTTAATTTAGCAACGCTTGCTAGCGATAGTAGATTTGGTATACTATCTAAAACAGGTGCTGATGCAAAGAAAATGTTTACTGATAAGGTTGTGCCAATAAGTTTAAACTACCCTTTCTTTTTTAAACCTATACAAGATGGTATGGACAGGCCAAAGTCAGAGTTAGCCTACAGAGTTCCAGCTAAAAAGTTTACGCGTAAAAAAATACGTGAACGTGAGGAGATGGATGATGTACAAGGACTTGATACAACTATTGATTGGAAAAATACAGGTGATAATAGTTATGATGGTGAAAAGCTAAACTTACTAGTTCATGATGAAAGTGGTAAGTGGGAGAGACCTGATAATATAAAAAACAACTGGAGAGTTACAAAAACTTGCTTACGTCTAGGTAGTAGAATAGTTGGCAAGTGCATGATGGGCTCAACTAGTAATTCATTAGAAAAAGGTGGAGATAACTTTAAAAACTTATATAATGATTCAGATGTTACCAAGCGAAACAGAAATGGACAGACTAAGTCGGGATTATATTCTTTGTTTATTCCTATGGAATGGAATTACGAGGGATTCATTGATGAATTCGGACGACCTGTGTTCACTGATCCTAAACAACGATCATTTGATCCACATGGAGTAGAGATAGAACAAGGTGTTATAAACCATTGGGAAAATGAAGCTGATGGTTTACGTGATGACCAAGATGCTTTAAATGAATTTTATCGTCAGTTTCCTAGAACAGAAGAGCACGCGTTTAGAGATGAAACAAAAAATAGTTTATTTAATCTTATAAAAATATACGAACAAATAGATTATAACGAAGGAAATAGAAACACATCAGTAATAACAACTGGTAACTTTCAATGGGTAGGTGGAGTTAAAGATACAAGAGTTGTTTTTAATCCTGAGCAAAACGGTAGATTTAATATAAGCTGGGTACCAGGTGTAAAATTGCAAAACAACGTTATAATTAAAAACGGTGTAAAATATCCAGGCAATGAACACATAGGTGCTTTTGGTTGTGACTCGTACGATATATCAGGAACCC